TTTCTTTTCACCGTAGTAGTCTTGGTTGTTGCTTGTCGTTAATAAATCTTACCCATCTGTCTTTCGACTTGTGCCCTTGCCCACGCCCATAAGGACACCGCATAGGATGTAGCGTACTGCCCTATCCGCAGGATGCAACGTCCGTCATTGCGGTGTCCGTTGGGTGTGGCAGCACAAAAAGTCGAAATGACAGTGGGTTATTTGGTTGTGCTGTATGACGGACTTCTGTCCTTGAGGATTGTAGGGACTTTTGCTCTCTTACACGCCAGTGAGGGGTGCGCGGCGATACGCGCGGCAATTGGTGTTAGTTGTCATTTACATTTGATCTGGGCAGCGTGATTAATCTGCAAGAAGATTATGTGGATCAATCTCACAAGGGATTGTTGTGGTTAATCGGCAAGACGATTATGTCATCAATGGGACAAGCCATTGTCTGGTCAATCTGAGATCAGATTGTCATCCCCATGATGAACTCATGGTTCTCCACGAATAGTGGCCCTTACGGAGTAACATGGTTGCGGTTCAGCAATCATTTGTGCATTGACATGGGGTTTATTTAGACGCCAAAGATGGGGGAGATACAGAGGGGGTAGTGATGAAGGAACTAACGAAACAACGCAAACTGACCAGAAGGCAGAGCGCATTGGTTGATACACTCGTAGCTGAAGGGTGTAGTATTAAAGCTGCGGCTGAGAAGGCAGGATATGCAGCAGGTGAATCTGGAAGAGTGAGTGCTTCCAAGACGTTACGGTTGCCTCATGTGCAGGAGTACATGATGGTGAGGATAACTGAGACTATGGGTTTGAACGCTACGTTGGCTGCTGCTAGGGTTGCTAGTCTCGCTTCGGGTGCTAAGTCTGAGTATGTGCAGCTTGAGGCTAGTAAGGACATTCTAGATCGTGCGGGATTCAAACCTATAGATAGATCACAGGTTCAGATTGCTGGCGACATCCGAGTGTCGATAGATTTGTCCTAGCTTGGTGTTAGTGGTTCCCCAGCCCATCGCCCAGCAATGTCGGTCATTGGGGGGTGGGGGGTTAAAACTTGTTCATTACTATCTCCATGTGGTCAACCTCCCTCATTTTTTTCCATCAGAGTAAAAAAACTGTCTACGTGGTATAATTCAAAAAAGATGAATTATATCAGGTTGACATGATTCTTAATTGGTCAATTAACCCCTTTGTGCGTTTTATTTTTTTCTTAGCTTAGGCTATGGAGGATGTGGAGGATGCTGAGGTATAAGGGAATAAGGTATGGTTGCTAAGAAGTATCAAAGTCCTTCTGGTGGATTAAACGAAGCTGGTAGGCGTTACTTTAAAAACAAAGAGGGTGCTAATTTAAAACCACCTCAGCCTCAAGGTGGCCCAAGGAAGCGTTCTTTCTGTGCGCGTATGGGTGGCGTTAAGGGGCCAATGAAAGATGAAAAGGGTCGGCCTACTAGGAAGGCTTTAGCATTAAGGAAGTGGAAGTGTTAAATGAGTTTGTATCGCAACATTAATAAGCGCAAGGCAGCGGGAACAAGTCGTTCTAAGGCTAAGTCAACTGTCAGTGACAAGGCTTATAAGAACATGAAAGCTGGCTTTCCTAAGAAGAAGAAGTCTAATGCCAAGCAGTCCTAATTACGTCCGCGATTACTCTATGAGTGGTGAGGGCAAGTACGACAAGTCACCTAAGAGGATGGCTGATAATCGTGCGCGTAAGAAGGCTCGTTCTTTGTTGGAGAGGGCTGGCAAAGCCAAGCGCGGTGATGGCAAGGACGTAGATCACAAGAACGGTAATCCAAGGGATAACAGTCCTAAGAATTTGCGTTCTGTTGGCAGAGCGACTAATAGATCAATTAGGCGCAACAAGAAAGCGGGGAAAGCCTGATGATTATTGGTGCAATTATGAGTGCTATAAGTGGCGGTCAGCAAAGGGCTGGCGATATGGTGGGAGCAATGGGCAATGACATTGCTATTGGTCTTGGTTTAAAAGAAAATGTTGGGGGCCGTCACTCTGGATACTCAAGAAGAACTGAGGCTCGTAAAGCCAGAGAAAAAGACGCAATTGAAAATTATTACCTTTACAAAGAAGATGATAAACCCCGCCAAGCAGCGCGACCTGTCGGGCCACCCCCGCCACCTCCGATAAAAACGGTGGATCAGTTCTATGCTGAATTATCTAACAAGCATTTATGGGGGGCATTGCCTAGTTTAAGAATGGAGCGTGGGGATAGCCCTGCGCCCCGATATGGCAATGTAGACTTGCAGCAAAGAGAGGGCGGCGTAGCTAGATCGTTGTTTAATCCGTATGGAGAATGAGGCTCAGTTAATAGCTGATAAAATATTTAAGGACTTTCCCATATTTAAGGGCATTGAGGTTTCTGACAAACGGGATATGATTTCTTTGTTTGAGGGCGATGACCGTCAATTAGAGTTTTACCATCCAGAAGATAGCCCGACTAAGGGATTCTTAATGGAGATTTACAATCCGGCGTTACAAGGCAAGAAATTACAGGACGCAATATTTGGGGAAATGCTACATGCCGCACCCTCATTATCTCCTGCGTATAAAAAGGCTAAACAAGATTTGGTTCTCACGTTTACACCAGCGCAAATTGAGAGCCACAAAAGGGCATATGAGCAATCTGGCGATACAAGACCCTTTGATAAATTCATGGATGTGAGCAGAACGGACGCTTTTATTCGCGGCTATATAGCCAATCAGTGGCCTGATTACCCATATACAATAATTCAAAGGCGTATGATGGATCAGATGATAAACGATTTGCATAGGAGTAAGTCGGAATGAACTTTATTAATACCCTTTCTCAGCAAGAGCGAGACACGCTTAGGCGAGTTGTTAAGCTAACGCATATGAAGCATTACCCTAATGACTTTGTAACCAACTACGAGACTGACAAGATGATTGAGGCTATAGGCCCAGAGGTTGCAGCCAAGATGATTAAGGTTGGCATTGATCAAAAAATAATGAGCAAGTAATGGTTGATTTTAAGTACAAGCCTGATGGAGAGATTATTAAATCTTTTATGAAGGATGATACTTTCTTTCGCGGCATACGTGGCCCTGTTGGTTCTGGCAAATCTGTGTGTTGTTGCGTTGAGGTTTTTCGTCGTGCTTTGCAGCAGGAAAAAGCCCCTGATGGAATACGCAAAAGCAGATGGGCCATTATTCGTAATACCAATCCACAGTTAAGAACAACCACAATTAAAACTTGGCTTGATTGGTTTCCAGAAGGTGAGTGGGGTAAGTTTAATTGGTCGGTTCCTTACACCCACAGAATTAAACGGGGTGACATTGACCTAGAGGTTATCTTCTTAGCTTTAGATAGACCCGAAGATGTTAAGAAACTTCTCTCTTTAGAGTTATCAGGTATATGGATTAATGAGGCTAGAGAAATTCCTAAGTCAATTATCGACGCTTGCACAATGCGCGTGGGTCGGTTTCCTTCTATGCGTGATGGTGGCCCTACGTGGAATGGCGTCATTGCCGATACTAATGCTCCCGAAGAAGATCACTGGTGGCCTATTATGGCCGGTGAGGTTCCAATCCCTGACCATATACCAAGTGAGCAAGCTAAGATGCTCGTTAAGCCTTCTAACTGGTCGTTCTATACGCAACCCGCTGGCATGGTTGCGGAGAAAAACGAAGAAGGGGAAATAGAAGGTTATATTCCTAATCCAAAAGCTGAGAATGTTAATAACATGCTGCAAAGCTATTACCCTAATTTAGTACAGGGTAAGACTAAAAGCTGGATTGATGTATATGTAATGAATCAATTAGGCCATATACAGGACGGTAAACCTGTGTATCCTATGTTTGCTACTGATGTTCACGTTGCTAAAGAGGAAATACCCATTGCTGCCGCTGCGCCCGTTTATGTGGGTATTGATTTTGGTCTTACTCCTGCTGCTGTATTTGCTCAAAAAGTTAGAGGGCGGTGGCTGGTTCAGTCTGAAATAGTTGCCATTGATATGGGCATTGTGCGATTTGCAGAAGTGCTAAGAAATGAGCTATCAACCCGCTTCGCTGCTGCTGGTGAGGTTATTATTTATGGTGATCCTGCTGGTGACTTTAGGGCGCAGACAGATGAATCAACGCCATTCCATATTCTTCGTGGTGCGGGGCTTCGCGCTTTTCCCGCACCTTCTAATTCTGTTGACCTTCGCCTTGAGTCGGTTTCCTCCCAACTGACAAAAATGGTGGAGGGCAAACCTGCGTTACTTGTAGATCGGCGGTGCGCCACTCTTATCAAAGGATTTGAGAGCGGATACTCCTACAAACGTATGGAAGTTTCGGGTGAGAGGTACGCCGATAAGCCCGATAAGAATATGTTTAGCCATGTGCATGACGCAGCACAGTACCTTTTCTTAGGTGCTGGCGAAGGTCGCGCATTAATGAACAGTCAAAAGCCTATGCGCCCATCTATTGCAAGTAGAAGTTTTGATGTTTTTAGCAAATCTAACAAGAGTGCTAGAAAGAAACAGAGCCTTTGGGCAAGGCTTTAGTTAATTTGTGCATTGTTTATTTATGTAAGTTGTGGTTCTGAGTCGCAACAAAGGAGATTATTATGTGTTTTCCCAAGCCTAAAGTCGTTGTTGCTCCCCCTCAAGAGAGCGAAAGCGCCAATCAAGCCGCAGCGCAAGCTAGAGTTAATGCAGAAGAGGCAAAGCGTAGAGAGGTTGAGGAACGGGCCAACACTAAACGCGAGGAAATTTCTGTAGCTTTAGATCGTAAGACTGAGAAAGGTCGAGGCGGTAAGGGCGTAGGTCGCCGTTCTTTGTATAGTTCTACTGGCGGCGGTCAGGGATATTTAAGTAGGTTTGGCTAATGGAATATAACAACAACGCCTTAGTTAAAGGTAAGGTCAAGCGTTACGAAAAGGCAAAATCTTTTCGTGATAACTGGGTTCCTTTGTTTGAGGAATGTTATGAGTACGCTTTGCCAATGCGTGAGTCGTTTTACTATGAGGAAGCGGGTCAGCGCAGGGATGATCGTATTTTTGATGAAACGGCTGTTGTTGGTGTTCAAGAATTTGCGAGTAGATTGCAGTCTGGTTTAGTTCCGAACTTTGCTAGATGGGCTGATCTTATGGCTGGCAGTGAGGTTCCTAAAGAAGATCGGGACGAAATAGATAATGAGTTAGATTCCGTAACTGATTATGTATTTGAAATACTGCAAAACTCCAACTTTAGCCAAGAAGTGCATGAATCATTTATGGACTTGGCTGTTGGTACTGGAATTTTATGCGTTGAAGAAGGGGATTCAATTAATCCAATTAACTTTACTTCAATACCTTTGCCGCATGTTGTTTTAGATACTGGCCCTGACGATAAGATTGACCATGTATTTAGGGAAAGAAAGAACATCCCGTTTGATTCTTTGCCTATTATGTACCCCAATGCAAAACTTGACCCCAAGGTTGAGAAAATGATGGGTGCTGACAGGGACACAAATATCCTTGAGATACTTTGCAGAGATTATTCTCAGAAGAATGAGGAAGCATATTACCATTATGCTCTATGCTTAGTTACTAAAACCATTCTACACGAAAAGCAGATGAAGGGATTGGGTTCAAATCCGTTTGTTTGTTTCCGCTGGTCTAAGTGCGCTGGCGAAGTTTATGGGCGCGGCCCTTTACTCAACGCATTATCTGCAATTAAAACTACTAATTTGACTATTGAGTTAATTCTTGAAAACGCTCAAATGTCTATTGCTGGTATTTATCAGGTTGATGACGATGGGGTAATTAACCCTGATACAATAAACTTAGTACCCGGATCTATTATACCGAAAGCTATGGGAAGTTCTGGATTGCAACCATTGCAAGCTGCTGGCAACTTTGATGTTGCTCAACTTGTTCTTTCTGACATGCGCCTCAACATTAAACGCGCTTTGTATAATGATATGCTTGGCAATCCTGATAAAACTCCTGCGTCTGCTACTGAAGTTGCGGAGCGTATGGCTGATTTATCTCGTCGTATTGGTTCTGCATTTGGTAGATTACAAGCTGAATTGGTACAGCCAGTGTTGCAGCGTGTAATTTATATACTTAAAAAGCAAGGTCGCATTGAAGTGCCGCAAGTAAACGGACGCGAAATTAAGATTCGTTCTGTTTCTCCGCTTGCACAGGCACAAGCAAATCAGGATATAACAACCGTTGCTCGGTTCTTAGAGTTAATCGGTGGCACGTTTGGGCCTGAAATGATGCAGATATTAATTGATAGTGAGGAAACAGCGGTTCACCTTGCTAAAAAGTTTGGTGTTCCTGAGTCCTTGATTCGTGATGAAAAAGAGCGTAAAGCCATGACTGCAATGGCGCAGCAAATGGCGCAACAGCAACAGATGGCTCAACAACCGCAGGAGCAAATGGGTGGCCCCGAAGCAACAGGTTAATTTAGGAATAGATGGCGTTCAACGATCTAAAGCCAATGACACAATAATCAGCCAGAATGTAGCGGAGGTGTTTTCTACGCCTACAGGTCAGGCAGTTTTGCAATATTTAAAATCAATAACTATTCAACTGGTTCATGGGCCAGATGTTTCTACGGAATCACTGCGCCATCTTGAAGGGCAAAGATTTATTGTGGCCCTTATTGACCAAAGAATAGCCCACGCACATAGGAGCAAACAATGAGCGAAAGTCTTGTTTCAGAAACCCCAGAAACTACAGAGGCAGCAGAGCCAGTAGATAACGGCATTAATACTGAATCAACTGGCGATCCTATATTTAAAAGTGACGAAGAATTAAAATCTGAGGAACTTTTACTTGGTAAATACAAAACCCCAGATGATTTAGCCAAGGCTTACAAGGAACTTGAGTCCAAGCTAGGCGGCAAAGAAGATGATTTGCGGTCT